CTAAATAATATCACTTTGGAAAGCGATCGCTTTACCGATGATTCTGATTTTATCTAGTTCATTATTTAAATAAACCATTGGTTCATATTTGCTATTTTCCGCTTGTAAAATCAACTTATTATCGTTTGGATAGTAATATATTCTTTTCAATGTAACATCGTTATCAATCAACACTACACCTATTTCACCATTATTGATTGAATCGGTACGTTGAATAAATACTATATCACCGTCATTAATTCTAGCATTAATCATTGAATCACCTTTAGCAGTCAAACAATAATCCGCCTTTATATCTGTTCCAACTTCAACATATAGTTCTCTATCCTCAGATGCGAATATGGGTTCTCCACACGCTACTGAACCTAATAACGGTATCTTATGTACATCTATTGGTTGTAATCCGTATTGTTCAAGTAATATATCTTCTCTAATTTTATTTATATCAACTTTATTATCTAATTCATTCAACCATTCGGATTTAGTTCTATATTGAGAATCCCCTGTTAAATAGTCAACTTGTACCTTAAAGAAGTCTGCGAGTTTGATTAATCGTTCGACACTTGGTTTGTTTTTATCAATTTTAGATAACGAACCTCTTGAAAATCCAAGTTCTGATTCTAATGAATTGATTGTTATTCCCCGTTCTTTGGCTAGTTTCTTAATACGCTCATACATGATTTTCACCTCAATAAAATAATTCTGAAAATTTTCCACAAATAATATTGACATTCTGAAAATATCACGTATAATCTAATCAAGGTCTGAAAATAATACGCAATAAAAAAATATCTGTTGTGGAAAATTTTCTTAATTCAAAAGTTGGTTATGTAGGATTGTAGAATATTTTACGCAATAAGTCAATACGAAATGTGTATTATTTTCAACCAAATTTATGAAAGTGGGGTGAAAATATTGTACGAAAAAATCAAGAAGTTGTGTGAAAACCGTAATATATCGGTCACGTTCCTCGAATCAAAACTTGGGTTTGCCCGAAGTTCAATATGTAAGTGGGATGTGAATTCACCTTCTATAACTCGAATCAAGGCGGTTGCTGATTACTTCAAGATATCGGTTGACGAGCTTATCGGGGGTGATGTGGATGAATAGATTAACAGTTCAGAAGGTATCCGAACTTATGAATTGTTCAGAACAGTTCATTCGTAGAGGTTTACAGAAGGGCATATTTCCATGGGGTTATGCGGTCAGAATTTCGGGAACGAGATTCACATATTGGATTTCAAAATCAAAGTTTTCAGAGTTTACAGGAATTGAGGTTTAGGAAATGACAAAAGGATTTAAGGTTTTCAACGAAGATTGGACATGCAACGGTTTTCAATATGAAGTGGGTGGAACGTATGAAATGAAAGAATCTCCGATTTGTTGTAACAGAGGTTTTCACTTTTGTACAAACTTAAGTGATTGTTTCAATTATTACGCATTCAATAGTGATAACAAAGTCGCAGAAGTCGAAGCGATCGGGGAAGTTGTTAGTGATTCGGGTGATACAAAACATTGCACAAATAAAATCAAAATTATTAATGAACTCACGTGGCATGAAGTGCTTGATTTAGTGAATATGGGTAAAGATTGTACGGGATACCGTAACAGCGGTAACCGTAACAGCGGTAACTGGAACAGCGGTGATTGGAACAGCGGTGACTGCAACAGCGGTGATTGGAACAGCGGTGACTGGAACGATACAAGCTTTTCAAACGGGGTTTTCAATACCAAAGAACCGAATATCTATATGTTCGATGAATTAACTGAAATGACGTATCGTGATTGGTTAAATCATCCAGCGAGATTCATTTTAAATGGTGTACCGTTCGATGAACTCAGATGGGTTTATTCGGAAAATATGACCGATGATGAAAAGAAGGAACATCCCGAACATGATGTTACGGGTGGATTCTTAAAAGAATTCGATTATTCAAAGAATCGTCAAAATTGGTGGAATAAGTTAGATAAGGGTGATAAAGAAAAAATTAAATCGCTACCAAATTTTGACAAAGAAAAATTTGAAAGGATTGTTGGTATCAAAATTGATTAAGTGTGAATTATATAGAGATTCGATGCAGAATTACAAAAAATATGCAGTTAGACCCGCACAGTTAATAATTGCAGATGTTCCCTATAATGTGGGAACAAAATTCTATGGCTCTAATCCGATGTGGTATAAGGGCGGTGATAACAAGAACGGTGAATCCAAATTTGCGAAGAAGTCAGCGTTCAACAGCGATTTCAACTTTAATCTGTATGAGTATTTTCACTTCTGTTCGAAAATGCTTAAAAAGGATGATACAAAAACCTGTCCTCGTGGTAGAAGTTCCAACAGCCCATGCATGATTGTGTTCTGCTCATTTGAACAGATGGGAACCCTTATAGATGCAGGAAAGAAACATGGATTCGTGAATTATATACCGTTAGTGTTCATAAAAAATTATAGTCCGCAAGTTCTGAAGGCGAATATGCGGGTCGTTGGAGCAACGGAATACGCATTAATTCTATATCGTGATAAGTTGCCTAAGTTCCGAAATGGGGTACAGGTTGACGAAAACGGGAAGAATATCAAAGGAACTGGAAAGATGATTTTTAACTGGTTCAAATGGGAAAAGGATTCGAAGGATATTCCAAAGATTCATCCCGCACAAAAACCCGTTAATGTTATCAAACAGTTGATTGAGATATTTACCGATGAAGGGGATGTTGTGATTGATCCATGCTGTGGCTCGGGTTCGACACTCAGAGCATCATATGAACTTGGAAGAACATCTTATGGGTTCGAAATCGATAGAAACTTCTATCAGAAGGCTAAAGACGAAATGTTACGAGGAATGATTACAAATGATTAATCTATATCAACATCAGTTGGATGCACTAGAGCAAACTAAATCAATGAATAGGTGTGCTTATTATCTCGATATGGGATTAGGTAAAACATTTGTCGGTGCTGAAAAACTAATGATGTTACACGGTGAAAATCAACGGGATTTACTGATTTGTCAGAAATCGAAAATTGAAGATTGGATTGATCACTTCAACGAACATTACGATATACCAACATTTGATTTGACAAATGTTAAAGGCTTCAAGGAATTTTGGAAATCTAATAACGGTGTCGGGGTAATCAATTATGAACTAGCATGGCGAAGAAAAGAACTAATTAAATTGAGTGATTTCACATTAATGCTAGATGAATCGTCTTTGATTCAGAATCATAAAAAGGCGAAACAATCAAAATTTGTTCTATCGTTAAATCCCGAAAATGTGATTCTTCTGAGTGGTACACCAGTAGGGGGTAAATATGAAAACCTATGGTCACAACTCAAACTTCTAGGATGGAATATTTCCGAAGAATTATATGAACGTCAGTATGTTAATTGGACGTTAACAGATGATGACGGTTCGGGAATCCGTCACAAAATTGTTGATAAGGATAATCCATATAAGAACGTTGAACGGTTAAAGTATAAGATGCGTAAATATGGAGCGGTATTCATGAAAACAGAAGAATGTTTTGAACTACCGAATCAGAGGTTTCAAAGAATCAACGTTCCAAGTTCGAGAGAATACAAGTTATTCATGGAACACTCATACATCTGTATCGGTGATGAAGAACTTATCGGTGATAACACATTATCGAAGGTGTTATATGCTCGTCAATTATGTGGTCAATACAATCAAGAGAAACTTAACGCAGTTCGTGAACTGCTGGAAAGTACGAATGATAGGGTGATTATATTTTACTCATTCAACGCAGAATTAGAGCATTTAAAACGGATTTGTGAACAACTAAATCGTTCAGTTTCGGAAATCAACGGACACAACAAGGATTTGACAGCATACAACGATGATTCATCTAGTGTAACGCTCGTTCAATATCAAGCGGGTTCCAAGGGTCTAAATCTTCAGAAATGTAATAAGATTGTGTACTTCACATTACCGTTATCAAGTGAGGATTTTGAACAATCAAAGAAGCGAATCCACAGAATCGGACAAAATGAAACGTGTATCTACTATTTGATGATTTGTAAGAACACTATCGAAGAACATATTTTGAGAACTCTCGAAATGCGAAAGGATTTTACGGATGAACTTTTTACTTAAATTTACGGGTGTGTTGATTATATATTCAATCGCTGGGGATATCGAAACAGAACCAAATATAAATTGGTTATCGCTATTAATTAAGTTAATTCTAGGGGTGATTTTAATCACTACAAATAAGGGGGTAAAAGATGAATATTGAACTTCTCAATGAAGAAAAGGATTTCAACGAAAATGAATTAGTTGTTTTCGAAAAACAGAATCTTGCATTGTTCAAGGGTCTTGCTGATGCAACCAAGACAAAAAAGAAACTTGAAGCCGATGAAAAGAAACTAAAAACAAAACTTGAAAAACTCATGAACGATTATGGCATTAAGTCGATTGATAATCAGTTCATCAAAATAACAAGGGTGAACGGTTCAACTTCAACGAGTATTGATGTAAAAGAGTTTGAGAAAAAAGAACCAAAATTCTATGCGGAACTGTTGGAAGATTATCCGAAAATCACAACACGCAAGGATTCAATCAGATTTGAGGTGAAATAGATGCAGATTGTAACAAAATATACAATTCGTTTAACAGAGGCTTATACAGATGGGTATAAAAGTAGACATAATCATCACGAATTGATTGTGATTGCGGGTAATAAAGAAGAAGCAATTCATAAGGCAAAATCACGAATTACAAGGACTTACGATAACGGTTATTTAAAAGCAACCGTTCTGTTTAGTGAGGATGTGATCGTGAGTGGGTAAAGAAAAATCGTTCGAAACCAAAGTCAAAGATTACATTGAAAATTGTGGCGGTTGGTTCATCAAATATTGGGGCGGTGGTAAATACACTAAAACGGGAATTCCCGATTTACTAGCTTGTATAAATGGTGATTTTTACGGAATAGAAGTTAAATCTGAAACGGGGAAACCTTCAACGCTTCAGTTGATGAATCTGAACAAAATCAATAATGCTGGTGGATATGCGATTCTCTTATATCCTAAAGATTTTGAGAATTTCAAGAAGTTAATTCAAGGTGATAAATCCGTATATGCGGAATTAAAAAAGAGGTGGTTAAGTAAATGGGAGAGTCAACAGCAACAGATATCACACTGATAATATGTACAACGTTAATCGTTTTAACTTGGATAACGAACAGGAATAAGCGATGAAGATACATTTTTCAACAGTCGAGCAATTCGAAAATTGCGAAATGCGGTACAAATTGCAGTATATCGATAATATAGAAATTATCGAATCTGATGACCCTCAAAATCCATTAAGGATTGGTACAGCGTTACATAGAGCGATGGAACTTGATTCAGAAACTGCAATCAAAGAATACTTGATGAGTTATCCAATAATCACAGATAAACATATAGATGAGGTTATTAAATTAGAATATTGGATTCCGAAAATCAAGAAAATTGTACCCGATGGATTACACGAAGTTAACTTCAGTAATGATTGGTATGAAGGAACAGCGGATTTATTAGTTCCATGTGGTAATGGTCAATATGATTTATACGATTATAAGTATTCAAACAATGTTGACCATTATATGGAATCAAGGCAGTTACATGTTTATAAGTATTTCATAAAAGAGATACTTAACATCGATATTCGTAATATGTATTTCGTCTTTGTTCCGAAAACAAACATCAGACTGAAGAAAACTGAAACACTTAAAGATTTTAGAACTAGGATAATTGATGAACTGAGTAAACTCGATATAACAATTAAGGAAGTTAAATATCAAGAAAATAAAGTCATCGATTTTCTGAAATCAACAATAAAACTAGAACGAACTGAGGAATTTGAGAAGGTTCAATCATACTTATGCGATTGGTGTGAGTATCGAGAACTATGTATGGAAGGAGTAAATTATATGATTTTACCTAAGGCAGAACGTAGAGAAGTTGGAACAGCTACAAAACGTAAGTTGTGGCTATATGGTGGAGCATTCAGCGGAAAAACAACATTTATAGATTCCACACCAATGCCGATAAACCTTAATACAGATGGTAATGTTCAATTCGTCACAATGCAGTATCTACCAATCAAGGATACATACGAGGGGAGAATTAAAGTTCTTGCATGGGAGAATTTCAAGAACGCAATCGGGGAACTAGAGAAGAATGATAACAACTTCAAAACAATCGTTGTTGACCTTCTCGAAGATACATATGAATCTTGCAGATTGTATATGTATGACAAACTCGGCATTGATCACGAATCGGATGATTCATTCAGAGCATGGGATAAGGTGAGAACTGAATTTCTATCAACAATCAGAAGATTGATGAATCTTGATTATGAAAACATTGTTCTAATCAGTCATGAAGATACATCAAAGGATATCACCAAGAAAACAGGCGATAAGATTACAGCAATTAAACCAAATATCGCTGAAAAGGTCGCTAATAAAATCGCTGGTATGGTTGATATCGTGGCTAGGGTTGTTGTAGAGGATGACGGAACAAGAACACTAAATTTCAAGTCAAATGAAGTTGTGTTCGGTGGTGGTAGATTGAAAAACATCACACACACATCAATACCACTCGATTGGTCAGAGTTATGCAAGGTCTATGACGAAGCGAACGAGAACGTTCACAAGGTCGATAAAACTGAAGAATCTGAAAAGGTTGAAGAACCAAAAAGAGGGAGAAGAAAGAAAGAAGAAGTGGAAGAAGAACAGCACGTTCAAACTGAGAAAGAAATCATGAACGATATTCCCGAAGAAGTTGAGGAAGTGGAAGAAGAAGAAAAACCAAAGAGAACTCGAAGAACGAGGAGAGAACGCAATGTTGGTTAAGAAACTAAAACAACTTGGATATTGGGATGGATTGGTTAAAACATATCGTGAGAGTGGCAAGAATGCCATGATTAAGGCACTTAACAATCTTATAAATAATAATCATGATTTATCGTTCGCATTTAATGCACAATCTCATGATTTGTGTAAAGACTATATCGTATATCTAATGGAAAGAAATGAAAAGAGAGGTAAATAAATATGAGTATTTTCGATAAGTGGGATAAGAAGGTTGATAGCAAGGCGCTATCTGAGGATGTTAAAGAGGTTGAAGAAAATGGTGGAGTTGGAGAATATGAGGAAGTTCCAACGGGTAAATATGAAGTGAACATCGAGAAGATGGAAATCAAGGAAACTAAAAATGGTGACCCTATGTTCAGTTGTTGGATGCGTATCCTTGCAGGAGAGTTTGAAAACAAACTTCTATTCTACAATCAAGTAATCACTAAGGGATTTCAGATTGCACTAGTTAACAAGTTCTTGAGAAGTCTTGAAACTGGTATCGATATTGATTCAAAGTTCATTGGATACTGTGAGTATAACAATATGATTATGGATATTCACGAAGCTATCGATGATGCTGGTCTTGAATACATGATTGAATATTCGAAGAATAAGAAGGATTATCCAATTTACACAATCAAAGAGGTATTCGAAGGATAAACAAGCATGTTAGTTTACGATTTCGAAGTAGTCAAGCACGATTGGTTAGTGGTCGTGCTTGACCTACTAAACAAAACGGAACACACAATTGTTAATAATCGTGATGAACTGATTAATCTTTATGAGAAACATAAATCATCCATATGGGTGGGGTTCAATTCAAGACACTATGACCAATTTATATTTAAAGCGATTATATGCGGATTGAATCCGAAAGAGTGTAATGATCACATCATCAAGAACAATCAGTCGGGCTACACATTTTCGAAACTGTTCAATAAGATTCCACTAAATAACTATGACGTTATGGAATCGGGAGATGGTGGATTGAAGAAGTTTGAAGGATTCATGGGTAACAACATCAAAGAATCTTCAATATCGTTCGATATAGATAGGAAGTTGACCAATAAGGAACTCGAGGAACTAGCAACATACTGTAGACATGATGTTCATCAAACTGCTGAAATTCTACTTGAAAGAATTTCAGATTTCGAAGCACAAATGGAACTGCTGAAGATGTATAAGATGCCGTTATCCTATATATCTAAAACTAAGGTTCAGTTGAGTGCTGAAATCTTGGGAGCAACAAAAAGAACATACGATGACGAGTTCGATATACACATACCCGATTGTGCAAGAGTTGAGAAGTACACACAAGTTACAGATTGGTATACCAATCCTAAAAATCACCGATACAGAGTGGATAATAAAACTAATCAATTAGAGTTAATCATGGCAGGTATCCCGATGAAGTTCGGTTATGGTGGTGTACATGGTGCGTTGACTAAATATCATGCGAAGGGTTTTTTCCTAAATATGGATGTTGGTTCACTATATCCAACACTTATGGCATTGTTCGCTGAATATTGTTTTTCACGCTCAGTTACCAAAGAGGGGCGAGATAGATATATAGGTATATTACATCACAGATTAAAGCTAAAAGCTGAAGGAAAGAAGAAGGAACAAGCACCGTTTAAAATCGTACTGAATGGAACATACGGAGCGATGAAGGATAAATACAATAAATTGTATGATCCTAGAGGTGCAAACAACACTTGTATATTCGGTCAAATATTGGTTGGTGTTGACCTTCTCGAAAGGCTCGAGGGTAAATGTGAAATCATACAGGTGAACACGGATGGTATTCTAATCAGAATGTTCAACTATGATGATTACGCAATGATTGATGATATCGCTTATGAATGGGAACAGCGAACGGGGTTAACGCTCGAATTTGATGATTATGGATATGGTGAGATTTTCCAAAAGGATGTTAACAACTATCTGATAATAGATGAATGGGGTAATTATAAGGCTAAAGGTGAATACGTTAAGAAACTCAACAGACTTGATTATGATTTACCTATAGTTAATAAAGCACTCGTTGATTACATGGTCAAGGGTGTTCCAATAGAACGAACAATCAATAGTTGTAATGATTTGAAGGAGTTTCAGACGGTCAAAAAGATTTCATCAAAATATGATTCAATCCTTCATGGTGGATGTTGGTCGAGTGTTCAGCGAATCAATCCAGCAACGGGAAGATTGAAGATGTTCAGAGAATTCACGGGTGAACGGAAGTTACTCAATGAAAAATGTGTGAGAGCGTTCGCATCTATCGATAAAAATGATGGTGGCTTGTGGAAAACCAAGGGTGACAAAATCGAAAAAATCGAAAGTACACCCGAACATGTATTCATTTATAACGGTGATGTTAATGATGTGAAAGTTCCGAAGAAACTCGATAAGAGTTGGTATATAGGTGTTGCAAAAGATAGATTACATAAATTCGGAGTTGCTTATGAGTAAATGGAACGGTAACGATTTAGTTTTTAAAGGTTACGCAGTCGGCAAGGGTAAAAAACCAATACAAAAAGTTAAAAATGCGAATCTTAAATCATGGGATGATGTGATAGATTCCGAATCGTTCGGTGCAATTCTCAATTCTGAATTCATTGATATATCGTTTGATTCTGAAGAACTATCTGATATGTTTCTTGAAATGGCGGATTCCAACAACTGGAATTGTTTAATTCTTGAAAATCCAAAGAACAAGCACATACATACTTATTGGAGAAATCCCGATAAGAGAATTGCAAGAGGTGGAGAAGATAAAAAGTTAGCTGTTGGGCTGATTGGCGATATTCATTCGGGTTCAACTTATATCCCGTTGAGGGTTAACGGGGTGGATAGATTCCCCCCACATTTCGAACCCGATGAAATAGATGTAGTTCCGAACGAATTGTTACCCGTTAATACTAGTATCGATGTTTTGGGATTAACTGAAGGTGATGGAAGGAACGGGGAATTATACAAGTATATATTAGTTCTTCAATCTCAGCTAAATCTTAGTAGGGATGAAATAATCGAGATTTTGAAGAATATAAATAATCATGTGTTTGATGAAGCACTAGATGATAACGAAATTGAAACGATCACACGTGATGAAGCGTTTGAAGCACCGATATTTTTTAAGAAAAATGCGTTTTTGTTCGATACGTTCGCAAGGTATATCAAGAATCAATATCACATCAAGCGAATCAATAATCAGTTACATATATATGATGAGGGTATTTATACAGCATCTTATCGCTTAATCGAATCAAAGATGATTGAGATTATACCGAATCTTAAAGCTACACAGAGAAGTGAAACGCTCAAATACTTGGAAATTATCACACCTAATAATGAAGAACCGTTCAGTTCGAATTATTTAGCCTTCAGAAATGGGATATTGAACTTGACAACAAAAGAGTTGTTACCGTTCTCACCCGAATACGCTATAACTAATAAAATACCTTGGGATTATAATCCGAACGCATATGATCAAACGGTAGATTTGACACTAAATAAAATTGCTTGTAACGATGAATCAATTCGTTCATTACTTGAAGAATGTATCGGTTATTGTTTCTATCGCAGAAATGAACTATCAAAATCGTTTATCCTAACGGGTACTGGTTCAAACGGTAAATCAACATTCCTTGATATGGTTCGAAACGTACTAGGACGAAATAATTATGTATCGCTAGATATTGACGAACTATCGGAGAAGTTCAGCACAACAACGATGTTCGGTAAACTTGCCAACATTGGAGATGATATATCGGATGAATTTCTACAGGGTAAAGCAATATCACAATTCAAGAAAATTGTTAGCGGTAATGATATCAAGGCAGAAAATAAAGGGCAAGATGTATTTTTCTTTAAACCATCAGTAAAGCTATTATTTAGTGCTAATGAAATACCAAGGGTGAGAAATAAGGGATTCAAGGCGATAAAAAGAAGATTGGTAATTATACCGTTTAATGCTGAATTTAGTAAGAACGACCCCGATTATAAGTGGAATATCATCAGTTTATTAACAGAACAGACGGCAACAGAATATTTGATTCAGTTGGGTTTACAAGGTTTAGAACGTGTATTAATGAACAACGGATTCACAGATTCTGAAGCGGTAACAAAACAGATTGACGAATTCGAAAAGGATAATAATCCGATTATTCAGTTCGTGGATGAGTTCGGAGAAGATGCAATACTCAACGAATCAACATCAGAAGTATTCACAATGTATGATTCATTCTGTTATAAGAACGGGTTTTCGAAGGTATCACAAAAGAAATTCAGCATGGAAATAAAAAGATTGCTTGAATGTGAGATAGGAGATGTGAAAATCAATGGGAAAAAATGTAGAGTTTTCAAGAATAGAGAATTGTAACGTATTCAAATTAAATGTTGATAAATTTAGGGCAAATATCGATGAAGATTACATGTTACTTGGTAAATATAGGATATTCAATAATATCGCATTAAATCGATATAATCCGATACTGTGTCACAACGAAACACAAATTGATTTCAACGATAACGGCTTCACATCGCAGTTTTATGAGGATAAAGAAAAGTTTGTGATAAGTTGTTACGCATATGATGGTATGTGTGGTTTTAGATTCCATAGAAGTGTAAAATATTCGACTGATCCCGAATTATCGGGTATTGCTCAAATGACATTCAATTACATTGATGATTTGTTAGATGCTGGAATAATCGAGGTGATGAAATGAAGTTTTATATGATACTATTCGCAACTGCGTTGATTTTGGGCGGTGTCGGTGTTCTATACATCGATACCAAACCCAAATTCGCAAATGATGCGTTTCTAGTTTGCGATTTAATTTTAATCGGTCTATTTTCAAAATTATTATGGTGGTGGTTGTCATGACGGTAGAACAATTAATTGAATTATTAATGGTGTATCCGCTTGATTCTGAAGCTAGGTTATCAACAATGAGATACACGGACGATGGTATTGATTTTGAAACTACACCAGCTATGGATGTATATCGAGATTCTAAAATGGTGTATATAGAGGGGTAAATTATGTTAGCTAATGATTATCAAAACGCTTGTATGCGTACAGTTACAGAAGAATTCACACTTGCTAATGCTGGTCTTGGATTAGCTGGTGAGTGTGGCGAAACGGTCGATATTTTAAAGAAATATTTATATCATGGTCATAATCTCGACCGTGACGAACTAATTAAGGAACTCGGAGATTGCTCATGGTATTTGGCTGTTATAGCTAAAATGTGCGATATAGATTTATCCGAGGTATTCGAGAGAAACATCGATAAACTAATGAAACGCTATCCCGAAGGATTCAGCAAAGAAAGGAGTATACACCGTGAAGATTAAAAATATTATGAAAGATATCATTGATTCGGAACGTTCATGGATGTATGAAATTATCGATAATGATATATCACTCATGAATTCTGAAGGAACAATAGTTTACCGAATCCCGTATGATGAATTTATGATTAATCTTGATTTTCTTAAAAAGAAAACGATGAGAATATTGTTCGCAAAACAGGATTTGGAAGAAGTAAATTTACTTCCTCAGGAGAAACAAATTAACAAACACAAATGTAATATTTTTAGAAATAATAGAATAAATATGCATTGCCGAAAAATTCTTTTGAGAAATTTTGATACGAAACATTCAACATTTTGGTGCGAAGGAGAACAACATCCGATTTATGTAAAGGAAGGTGACAAAATTGTCGGATTGGTGATGCCACTCCGAATTAGTAAATAACACAATTTAATACATAAATTTTATAAAAAAATAACAACGGGTTCAAGATTGGTTCAAGATTGGTTCAAGATTATTTTTCAATCTTGAACCGCTAGGACTGTTGATATTACTGATGTTGAGTGCTTGCGGTTCAAGGTTCAAGATAATTCCCTTATTTTTGAATAATTTTAAAAAAGTTTATATATTACAAAAATCAAAAATATATAAATATAGGGAAAAATGTTGAACATCTTGAACCCGAACGCTGTGAGCGTTGATATTACTAGTGTTGATACGGTTCAAGATTATTTTACATCTTGAACCGATGTGGAACCATCTTGAACCGCCTTGAACAACTAAAGAAAAAACCGTGCTGAGTTGGTCAACACGGTTTTAGGAATAAAAGATTTTCAATCGGTTTTGGATGTGGTATCCATACATATTATATCACATCTGAATGTTTTGTGTACTCAAATTTTACAAAAGGATGTGAATATTTATGAGATTACCTAATGGATTCGGTTCGGTTTATAAACTGAGTGGTAAACGTCGTAATCCGTGGTGTGCTAGGAAAACCATAGGATGGAACGATGATTTTGAAAATAAGAAATCGTATCCGATTTATAAATTCGTTGGATATTATCCGACCAAAAAAGAAGCGATTGAGGGTTTATCACGCTATAATGAAAACCCGTTGGAAATTCAAGCTTTTACACTTGAAGAACTGTATAATTTATGGTCATCTAAACACTTTGAAAAAGTTTCAAAATCCAATACAAACGGTGTCAAAGCGTCTTGGAAATTATGCGAATCAATCAAACATATGAACATTAATGATGTTAAATTGATGCACCTACAACACATTGTTGATACATCAAATAAGAACACACCTACATTGAAGAAGTTCAAAATCATGTTTGGTTTAATGTATGATTATGCGGTCATAAACGAACTAGCGACCAAGGATAAACGGGATATGATAAGGTATCTTGATATCGGTAAATCAAACCCGAACGGATATGATAGAACACCATTCACAGATAGCGAAATAAAAACCCTATGGGGTAATTCTGATGATGAGTGTGTAATGATTATATTGATACTATTATATACTGGTGTGAGAATTGGGGAACTTCTCGAACTGAGGAAAGAAGATGTTAATCTTGATGAATCATATTTTAACATCACTAAATCGAAAACCGAATCGGGAATCCGTCAAGTTCCGATTGCTGATGTGATCAAACCAATAATAAATCATTGGTTTGGTAAAAATTCCGATTACCTTATATGTAATAGTAAATTAAATAAATTCGAATACTCCAACTACTACCGCATATATTGGAAATCAATCATGGAACGATTCGGAATGAATCATAAACCACATGATGCACGTCACACCCTTATATCAAGATTAGCCAATAATCAGATTGATGAGCGTATAATTAAATCAATTGTTGGTCATGCTGGTAACGGTGTAACTGAATCTGTATATACGCATATCACGTTACAATCAAAACTAGATGCAATAAATACGTTGAATTAAGTAACATATTAGTAACAAATCACAATTTACCCTTGATAAATGTACATTTGAAGTTCTCGAAGCGTTAATCTACGAAGTAATCAAGATATTGGTTCAAATTTCAAAATAGTCCCCTTTATATTTGTTAGGGGGGGGCTATTTTTTTATAAAAATCATATTATTATTCGTGATTGCGTGGTGTATATAAGATATATTACACTTTGCTATTATTAATCAATATAAATACTTTGAATGCTAGTTCTTCATATGTTAAAATTAAACAATCTCACGATATCGTTAGATTGAATTTATGTTTTTGGAGGACAAATGACTGTTTGTTACGATAAGCTTTGGGATATTCTCGAGAAAAAAAATATGAAAAAGACTGAGCTGAAAGACATTTCAGGTATTAGTTTTAATGTGCTAGCTCGACTCGGAAAAAGAGAGACTGTTTCTATGGAGAGTATAGAAAAAATCTGCAAAGCACTTAACTGTAATATAGGAGAAATGATGGATATTAAACCAGATACCACTAGCCATCATTTCACCACTATAGAGTTGTTTGCTGGAGCTGGAGGTCTTGCTTTAGGCATAGAAAAGGCTGGTTTTGATACGCTTGGATTAATCGAATTTGACAAGAATGCTGCAGACACATTAAAACATAATCGCTCTAATTGGCATGTTATCAATGATGATATCGCTAACATATCCAAACTTAATTTGGAAGATTACTTCTCTTTAAAAAAGGGAGAATTGGATTTATTATCTGGAGGTGCTCCTTGTCAGTCTTTCTCATATGCAGGAAACCGTCTAGGCCTCGAAGATGCACGAGGAACGTTGTTTTATCACTATGCGACGTTTTTAAAAAAACTTCAGCCTAAAATGTTCATATTTGAAAATGTAAAGGGTTTGCTTAATCATGACCAAGGTAGAACATATAAAACTATCCTAGATATATTTAAACAAGAAGGCTATACAATTCGAGACAACCAAATTAAAGTTATGAACGCATGGGATTATGGTGTTCCTCAGAAGCGTGAGCGACTAATTACAGTGGGAATCAGAAACGATTTAACAAACAAAATTCACTTTGAATTTCCAACTCCACATGCATATAAGCCAGTTTTAAAAGATATACTATTAGATTGCCCAAAAAGTATCGGCTCTTCATATTCAGATTATAAAAAATCTATTTTTGAATTAGTTCCTCCAGGTGGATGCTGGCGAGACATTCCAGAAGATGTAGCAAGACAATATATGAAAAGTTGTTGGGATATGGGTGGTGGCAGAACAGGTATATTACGAAGATTAAGTCTCGATGAACCCTCTTTAACAGTATTAACTTCTCCTAGTCAAAAACAAACCGATAGATGCCACCCACTAGAGCCTCGCCCTTTTACAGTTAGAGAAAATGCACGATGTCAAACATTTCCGGATGACTGGGAATTTTGTGGTAGTGTTGGACAGCAGTACAAACAAGTAGGAAACGCTGTTCCAGTGAATTTAGCTTATGAAATTGCTTTAAAAATCAAGGAAGGATTGGAAGGAATAAAATGTGGCCACTAA